TCAAATTGCCGAAGAGTACATTGTACGCCCCGAGTTCCAAGACAAACGAGTCTTAGTTCTAGCCGGTCCATCTATTCAGGAAAACTTCAAGAGCCAGATATTTGATGTTTCGCGCATCGATGCCGATAACACTGTTCTGTCGCAGCAATGTACAGGTCGTAAATATTTGGAAATGCTGGAACGGTCAAGTGACCATACTATGCGCAATACCGACAAAGCAAGTCGTAATCGTATTGCTGCCCAAGCTTCCCGTATTATTTCCGAATTTTACGAATTTCAAGGATATGATGGGTTTGCGAATATTGTGGAAGCCTCGAAATCTAAAGGAGATAAATGGATTCACGATACGTTTGATAACCGTCTCATTATTGTAGATGAAGCGCACAACCTAAAAGAAACTACGGAAACTACAGCCACAAAGTTGGCGGGCATAGCGTTAGAACGGGTTATTAAGACGGCCACAGGTATAACGTTGGTTCTGTTGACTGCAACGCCTATGTTCGATAAATTTGAAGAGATTGTGTACTATTTCAACTTGTTCTTGTGGAACGATAGGAAACTAGATACGAAAAAGAATATTCGTCCTTCGGATATTTTTACCGAGTCTGGAAACTTTAAGGAAGGACGGGAACAAGAGTTTCGACGATGGTGTCAGGATTACGTTTCGTTCATGAAAGGTGAGAACCCATTCACTTTTCCATTTCGCTTGCCGCCACCTGATGATATTCTAGCAGAAATCGACCGAGAAACTGATGTTGATGGGAAAAAAATCAAAGAGCCACGCAAGTACTTGAAATTGACGAAATCGTACGTTCACCCAATTCAGGAAGCAGCTATTCGAAAACTCACATCGAGCGAAACATTGTTGTCGGACGAATCACCTACTATTTGCGTATTTCCCGAAAAGGGAGGATTTCATGGAACCTTCGATAAACTTGGAGACCAACTAAGTTATCGCGAAAACATTCCGACATTCTTAGCTCCGTCGCAAGTTGCTAAATACAGCTCAAAGTTCGCACTTGCTACGCGCATTATCGGAGAATCCAAAGGTGTAGTGTTCGTGTACTCCAACTTAGTTATGGCTGGAGCACAACTGTTTGCGATGTGTTTGGAAGAGCACGGGTATGAATCTGCACTGGGTAGACGTTTATTAAAGAAAACATCAGATGAGGTACCAAGAGGGTCAAAAGGCAAGTATGTGCTGTTCACATCGGATATCTCGGAATCAGATATCCGGAAATCGCTGGTGCGTGTCCGGACAGCAGACAATATCGATGGGTCGGATATCAAAGTGGTTATTGCGTCTCCTAAAGTTTCGGAAGGTGTAGATTTCCGATACATTCGTCAAATCCATGTTCTTGATCCATGGTACAATATGAGCCGAATCGAACAGGTGCTTGGACGTGGTATGCGTACTTGTTCCCACTCTGCTCTTCCGTTTGCTCAGCAGAACTGTACAGTGTATTTGCACGTATGCCGATATCCGAAAAGCAAGCAAGAAACATTTGACGAATACGTTTACCGGAACTTCGTGGAAGCCAAGGCGGTGAAAATATCAAAAGTCAAACGTTTCATTATGGAATCTGCGATGGATTGTGATTTGCAAAATTCGTTGAATAGTTTACCAAAAGATTGGCGAGACCAGACCGTTCCGCAAATTCGGGACCAGGACAAGAAAGAACTTAAATTATCATTAGCAGACATGTTTGCTCCGACGTTTGAAAGCAAGATTGTGGATTTAGTATGTAAACTAGAAGAGCACGAAGAAGATACTACGCATGTGCGACCATTGTCGTCGGTACTTGATGTGCGAGACGAAGTATTTGACCGTCTCATAAAATTCTTTAAGCGCAAACCCATATGGTCAAAATCAGATTTACTTAAACAACCCGAACTACAGGGGTATTCTCCCGATGTAGTACTGTACCTTATCCAGAATGCTATTGATACTGGCTTAAAAATTGGAGAAGGGCATTTGGAATCTAAGGGTGACTTCTTGGCGTATTCCACTGGAACAAACCAAACAATGTTGGAACGAGTACTGAAACGAGTTCAAACAAAAGAAATCGAGAACTTAATTGAGAATGAAATGGTGGATGTGGATGACGAGGTCGTGATTCCTGTGCTCGCATCAAAGCGTGCAACGTTGCCCGAATATATTCGAGCCAGATTTTCCACCGAAATCCAGGACTGGTATATTCTCGATGTACTACTTACTCGGTCTGAAAAGACTGCGTATCTTCTAACTACAGATTGGGATGAACCCTATTCCAAACCTTTGGACTACGAAAGTATTCTGATTCTTGGGATTGGGCGAGTGTATGATAAGGACACGAAAACGCACATAACTCCTATTGGACCACAGCAAGATGAATACAAAACATGGCGTCGCAACCTTGAAAATAAGTTTATTGAGAAGAAGGCGGAACTATTTGCGACGATGAAAGAAGATAAAATCATTTTCAATTTAGATCCTAAATCTACCGACATTCAAATTTCCAAAGTGAGTAAAACAATTGGAGGACAGGCGTGTACATCGTTCAAAGAAGAAACCCTGCGCAATTTTTCCAAGTGGTTGAGCGGAAAAGACTTTCCTGCGGAAGCAACCAGTAAAAAGGATTGGTGTATGTATTTGAACTTTTTAGTACGTGAAGCGGTTATAGCAAAGAAGGAGGGTCTGAATTGGATAACGCCGGAAGAGTTCGAGTTCTTGAATGAAAAGGGTAATAAGCAGCTGCGCGACCGACTGAGGTGAAAAACAGATAAATAATTACCGAGACAGAGAACAACAAAATGGATCCCTTATTTGAGCGTCGTGAGCTTGAGAAGAAGGTTCACATTGATTCAAAATTCCTTCAGCGTAATATGCAAGCTTCAATCCTTGCTCAACTCAAGATGAATTACGAGGGTATTTGTTCAGCCGAAGGATTTATTGAACGCAATAGTATCAGTCTCTTAACTTATTCTCTAGGTCGTGCGAATTACACGAAAGGCGGAATGGATTACGATGTGAAGTTCCAGGCGGATGTGTGTATGCCTCACCCTGGCCAGAAGTTGCGGGCGCAAGTTACTGTGAGGTCTAAGGTAGGTATTCACGCAGAAACTCCTCCTATCAAAATTCTCATTCCTCGCGACTTGTATTTCGGAAACGAGGATTTCACAAAAATCGAGGAAGGGCAGGATATTGATTTCGAGGTGGTAGGTGCTCAATTCAAGCAGAAGGACACGGAAATCATTGTAGTGGGTAAACTTCTTGGAACGGCACCTGAAAATGGAGTTCCGGAGCCACAACTGATTACGGAAGCTACTCCCGATATCGTTATTCCCATGATGGGGGCAGAAGTAGAAGGCGAGAAGAAGGTCGTAGTTCAAGCTGCAGAACCGGAAAAGAAGAAGCGCCGACTAAAGAAGGGTGGTGACGAAGGCGTAACGTTCGCAACACTTCCTCCTCCGCCCGCGTGAGTAAATACGACGAGTTTAAACGCCGAAACACAGAGAAATACAAATGAACACGTTTGCGCGCACTGCGAAGGAACTACTTAAAGACCAACTAGACAAGTTGGAGGCGAATGAACATCGCCAAATTTTTGATATCGTGAAGGAACACACATCTGAATTTACGAAGACCGAAAAGGGTGTGCTGGTATCCACTAACGTTTTGAATGACGAGTGTCTAACCGCTATTCAAAAGTACGTCACTTTTTGCCTAGATCAGAAGAAGCGAATGGATGAGGATGCGAAGACTAGAAAGACGTATGAACGAATGATCGCAGAGTAAAAATGGACTGTTTTTAACCACCGCTAAAATATAATATAGTATGGAGTTAATTACCAAGGGGGTAATTGAATCCATTGCCGAGTTTATCGGCACAGCAAAGAAAGATCATAAAGCAGAGTTAGAATGTAAGCTGCTTTCTGATAAGATTCAAACAAAGGATGTTGCTGACCGATTGATGAAGACTATTCAAGGTCTATCGGTTGGAACGGTGGTAGAGACGCATTACATGACGTTCTCGTACCCCGACAAGATCCGAGTGAACGTTTGTGAAACGGGCAATATCTTCAAGCTCGTATCCACGAACTCATTTCGTGGTCTTCCACTGGATGTTGAACGCAAAGAACCGTATTACAAGGGGACGCAAAAGGATGTTGTTGATGTTCCGGAAGCGACTGCGAAGTTCACACTGCGGTCTGAAGTAAAAATCCGCAAGGATTGGGAAGGTAGTCCGAATGATCCCAAGTCGCACGTTCGTCTTATTCATCGCCGCTCATTCACAACTGCTTCGGAACTGTTTCGTATCGATTTCTCTATGGTGAAATCACGTGGTGCGAACGTGAAACACAGTTTGAAAACGTTGCTAAAACAGCAACCAAAGTACGAGTTGGAAATTGAGTTTATTGCGAAAGATACGAAACTTGAGTCTGATGTAGTTGCCGAAGAAATTGTGAAAGTTGTGACGCTCATTCTGCAATCATATTACCAAACTCCGTTTCTACTCACGGTTTCAGACATTCAGCGGTACACTCGGGAATTTGAGATGTCTCACAACATCTTCTTTAACCCTGTGACTATGATGCGCCGACACTTGAGTCTGGATATTCCTCACAATATTTCGAAAGGGTATACCGTCACAAACAAGGCAGACGGTGAACGTGCTGGATTGTACGTGTCTCGAGACCGCAAGCTTCTTAAGATTACGAAGCGAAGTGTTACGTGGACAGGTGTAACAGCACTAAATGATGCGCACATTGGTGATTTTGTGGATGGCGAGTACATTATCCAGCACAATCTGTTCTGTATCTTTGATGTTTACCGTTATCGCAATCGTGATGTGCGTTCGCTTCCTTTGATGAAGACTGACGAAGATACAAGCACGAACTCCCGGTTGGGTGTTGCGCGGGCATTCATTGAAGACCTGAAAAGCCAGTTCACAGCTGCGCCGTCCCTAATCCCTTTGCGGGTAGAAACCAAGCTGTTTCTCGCAGGAGACGGAACGTCTATGGAAGAAGCTATTCGTACACTCTTATCCACCGAATTCGAGTACGAAACCGACGGTCTGATTTTCACGCCACGAGATACTGGCGTTGCACCGAGCGAAGATAGGCGGGGAGATACGTGGACTCGAGTGTACAAGTGGAAGCCAGCGGACCAGAACAGTATTGATTTCCTGTTGACTATGGACGATAAGGAGGGATTTGACCCCGTTCTGAATGTTCCTGCGCGCGTAGGTCAGCTGTTTGTGAGCCGGACTCCTCGCGATAACAACATGATATACCCTCGCGAAATCATGACGGGCGAGTATGTTGAACCCACACTTCCCGAAAGCCTGCAGAAAATCGCGGAAACGAACACTCGTATTCCAAGTGTGTTTCAACCGTCTATGCCGCGTGACCCAGAAGCGTACAAGATTGTAGTGCCGATGAACGATAAGAATGTTCCGGTAGACAAGACTGGAAACAAGGTGGAAAACAATACGATTGTGGAATGTGCGTATGATGTCGATACGAAGCGATGGACTATTCTGCGTACCCGGTACGATAAGACGCACGAGTACCGTGTTCTACACAAGCCGCAGTACGGCAACGATATTGCTACCGCTGAATCTATTTGGACATCGATGCACGTCCCAATTTCCGAATCTATGCTATCATCATTCGCAACAGATATTGTAAAAGATGTTCTGGAAGATGATTACTATCGTGACGACTTGAAGCGTGAGACGCGGGTATTTGCGGATGTGTATACGTTTCATAATCGGGTCAAAAAGGATTTGTATCGCAAGTGTATTGAGAAAGGTCAGACACTGTTGGAGTTGGCTATGGGTCAGGCCGGAGATTTGCAGAAGTGGAAGATGACCCAGCCATCAAAAGTTGTTGGTGTTGATTTCTCGTTGGCGAATATTACGTCGCCAATCAAGGGTGCAGCTGTTCGTTATATTCTGGAGAAGCGCGATAATCCTCACGTATACCTTCCACCTGCTCTGTTTCTCGAAGGGGATATGACCCACTTCCCATTGCTTGAACAAACTGATAAGTATATGCCTATTCTCATGGGAACAGAAACTGCAGGAACCGAGTACCTTGAAAAGTTTCATGGACTACAAGAGTTTGATATTGTGAGCTGTCAGTTTGCGATTCATTATGCGTGCGAGACGGAAGAAAAGTTCCGAGCGTTTGTGAAGAATGTGGACAAGTACGGAAAGAAAACGTTCTTCGGAACATGTTTGGATGGTCAGGCAGTATACGCTCTGCTAATGGGAAAGAAGACACACTTGTTCGGAAACGATAAGCAGTTGGCCGGTGAGTTTACGAAACAGTATGAGGACCGTGAGAACTGGACGGAAGAGTTTGGATTGGGAATCAAAGTGTTTCTAGAAAGTTTCGATCGTCCAGCTGTTGAGTACCTTGTCCCGTTCGGCAAAGTTGTGGATATCTTTGCGGAGTTTGGGTTTGTGCTTGAGAGCAGCGAAATGTTCTCGGAATTGTACCAATCGCAAACAAATATTCGTCTCACATCGGAACAGCAAACGTTCTCGTTTCTACACCGAGCATTCACATTCCGAAAGCAGGCGAAGCGGGAAGTTGTGGTGGAAGAAGAAGTCAAGCCTATTGCTGCCGAGCCTGAAATCAAGATTGACGAAGCGGTGACGGTAGAACCGAAGAAATCAACGAAGAAAATTAAGAAGGAAAAGGAGGTGGAAGAGTTAGAGCCTGTTCTATTTAATGTTGGTGACGAAACTGGTGGTGAGTTTATGTCGTTCAGCAACGATGCTAAAAAGAGTGTTGAAATCGATGGAGAAACGTATCCTTCAGTAACACACTATGTTTCGGCAATGGAAGCATTGGAATCTAAGAATGATGCGATGAAGGACAAGATTATGTCGACTCTAACTGCGAAAGCAGTGAAAGCGGTAGTCAAGAAACTTGAGAAGAATGATGTTTGGGAAGCGAAGCGCGAAACAGTTATGCAAAAAGCTATTCGGGCGAAATTCACACAGCATCCAGAACTTCGTAAGAAGCTGCTGGAAACTGGAAAGAGACCAATTGGGTTTGCTGATGCTCGTGATGTGTTCTGGGGTATTGGGACATCGGTAGATACCGACAAAGCAAAGAAGGCGTCTAAGTGGCGTGGAATGAATAAGCTGGGGAAGATTCTAGAGGATTTGAGGTCACGATTTGCTGAAGAGTCAACCTAAAGTTCGGGTGGAGGAGGTGGAGCAAAGTAATTTGGGTCGGTATTCACAACCGTTGGGACAAATTTAGTATTTATTAATTTGGGAGCAAACGGATTTTTTACCGGTGTTACATTCATTCTAGTCATTGTGTTTACGTCGGGTTCAGTAGGGAACGTCATACTACGCTGACGCTCTAGAGGAATACGTGCGGGATTGTGTCGGACTTCTACCGTTTCATCATGATACACGGGATTCACAAGTTTTTGTTTCGGTGAGCGACGGCTATACGCTACTGCAAACGCAAGACCCAATACTCCAACAACTGACGCTCCCGCCGCAATTCCGACAATAGCAATATTCGGAGAATTATTGTTGGAAACTTGGGGGGCAGCAGCCACATTCAAGATAGTCATGGTAGGAGAAATTGTGGCCGTACCGGTGTAACTGCGTGTTCCCGTAATCGAAATACTGGACGTGAAACTTGGAGTTTGCGTCGAAGTCACAGTCCATGATGGAGTTTGCGTTGAAGTTCCTGTTTCGGACCCAGATGACCCTGGCGAATGTGTACGCGTGGCTGTACCCGAAAAAGTCGAAAGAGAACTTCGGGATGCAGTGTAGCTCGAACTGAGACTAGGGCTCGCTACATGCGTTCTAGTCCCAGAGCCTGATCCAGAACGAGTTGCACTTCGGGATGCAGTATCTGTTGAACTGAGACTAGGACTCGCTACGCTCGTTCGCGTCCCAGAGCCTGATCCAGATCGAGTTGAAGAAACAGATAATCCTCGTGTGCGGGTAGGTGTAACCACTGCAGACCGAGATCGAGTGCCTGTAGTAGTAGAAGTCCAACTAGAACTCGCCGGCGCTTGGCGGGTATGGGTGTTGGTTGGACTAAGACTGGCAACGGGGCTTGGAGAAATTTGTGGCTGGACCGGAGTAGCTATAGCAAATAAGGTTATCAATAACGTGAATAACCGCATTTGTTATATATGGGAAAATAAGGCGTAAATTGCAAGGTGGTATTATGCTGGAGCAGCAAGTGTTATTGTTACGTATCCGGCCAGCCCGGCCAATCCAGGGGTAGACGCAGCAGCTCCACCATTTCCACCCGAACTTCCTCCACCAAGTCCACCAAGTCCACCTGCTTGAGGTAAAGTTGCTCCGTAAGAACCATTTCCTCCATTTACAAATCCAACTCCACCCAATCCAACATGTGCATCAGTAGTTCCTGGATTTCCGCCAGTTCCACCCAGTGCAGTTACAGTAGGTTGTCCAACTATAGACAACGTTGTTGTACCCCCTGTTCCACCTGCTGCACTAACCGAACCACCCAATCCTCCATATCCGATTGTATAATATATCATTGAACCAGACCTTAAAAATCCGAATGAATATGTGGATAAATATCCACTTCCACCACCTCCTCCGCCAGCATAAAACCCATTAAAAGAATTACCACCAGCTCCACCACCGCCACCACCCGAACAGGTCACAGTTAGATATCCGGGAAACGGGAGGTCATATGTTCCAGATTTTGTGAACGTCAATGTTATGGACGATTCACCGTTTGCGAGTATATCGAGACACTTGCCGGGAATAGGTACACATCGTGGAGTAGTTTTTTGAGTAACGGATACTGTACAAGGTGGATTATTAAGTTGAATCATACGACGAGATACAGGATCGTATTTTTGAAGAGTAGCAGATTCCTTTTTTGTTTTATTTATGCTTGGAACGTCTCGTTGCGGACAGTACTGAAGATTCATTGTTTCAACTTAAGTTAATTTAACTTTGACAGTGTAGTATTGGACTTCCGCCATCAACTACATTTCCAGGAGCCGGATCCCACGGACCTTGGCCGCCATGATATACTGGAACATCTGGTGGTGGAATCACCGTTCGTCCATCAACATATGTACACGCCATGAGCGGAGTTTTCAGGCAACATCCTGTTCGCACCTCACCAATTCCAGCCTGATATGATTTCGATGGTCCTTTTGCATTTTTATAAATCAGTGGAACCGGTCGAACCCCGCACCCCGACATTTTGTGTTTCTTTATAGTAGTCTGCATAAGAAGTTACTGGCGCCGGAGGAGGAACATCGGCTCCAACAACTGGAGCGACATACCGGTCAAATAACTGTTGTCCAATAAGTCTAGACGCAGCATCTTCGGTGAGTTCGCCCATCTCAACACGTCGCTTGAGCTTCAACATATCGAAAAACGTATTATCCAACTTACCTTCAATGTGCATTTCAAACACCGTTGGGAACTGATGGTACAATCGTTCATTTTCAGCTGCTACCTTAGCACGGTATTCTGCAGGATTTGTTATTTTCAAACCCTTGTGGCGGCGCATACTGTAATCCATATCGCGGACAAGTGCTTGTACCTGAATAGAATTTAATCCTGAACCGGCAACCTCCATTCTGTTTGTGTTATTTCTGCGGTATACATTAATATGCCTACCGTAACGCCAACGGGACAACTTGTTATGGGACGTGGAGATACTCCCGGTGTTATTGCCCCGGAACCTTCGAAACTGAATGGAAGTATCGCATCGGCCGCTGCTGCGACAACGCAAGCATCACAGGCTCAGTCAGCAGCCACATTCAAAGCTCTGGGCGCAGGACAGAAAGGAGCAGGAAAACGCAGGCGCAGGTTTACGGGCGGAGCTTCGCAGAATGTTGCACCATCCATTATTCCTACGGCTCACAGTGTGTCTGGAGCAAATCCGACAGATGTGGGACAAAAACTGGCGGAGGTTGCAGCACAAGTAAAGGCTGGTGGAGTGTACGATAACCTCATTGGGTCTACGCCGTATAAAGTTGGAGGATTGAGGATTTATGGAGCAGAGGATTTGTATCCTGGTAGCGGCACACACGTTGATACAAAACAGAAGCGTAAGACAAAGAAAAAGAATGGACGGCGTCACAAAAGGACTCATCGGCGGAAGCGTAGCAGGTCTCATAATCTACGTCGCAGGAGCAGTCGCCGTGTTTAGTGGTCTTTGGGTGTCTATGAGTTCTCCTTATACTTTGTATATTTGGCTTATCGCACTTACTGGGCTAGCGGTAGGGCAGATGATTCTTTCGGGGTTTGTAGTTTCGGCGCTGGCGGAAGGACCTCATCAAATAGAGACGAAAGTTGTGTGATGAACAACAGAACTTCATCTGGACGAGTAATTCCAGTAAGAATAATTTTTCCAGTTCGAAATACTTTTGCTGTCCAATTATTTGGACCGATGCGGATCTTGACGCCAGGATAGACATCGGGATCGTATGCACATGTAATATCCGTCCTTCCAAGATTTCGAATAGTGTTATACAGAAGCTCGCGGGCAACTGTTTGATTCGATACTAGTTTCGTCGTATAATTCATCAGAACAACGCGTCGACGAAGAACTTCGTACTTTTCGGGCGCATCAAGAATAGCAGTGCGGCACTTTGTCCACAAAGACTCTAGGAGAATACGCATAGAGCATATATCATACCTATCGTCCAGAATACCTGTGAGATGAAACACACCATTTTGGAATATCTTGATTGTGATTTCCTTAGCAGGGAGAGTTCCGTCCCCATCATTCAGAACAACAATCGTGATAGAGTTGTGGCAGAATCCGGTAGTACTTATTGGAGCAGCATCTTTCTTTACGCGGCGCTTGATTTTATCCCGATTGCTTTCGCCACGACGAGCAACACCACGTTTCTCAATCTTGATAATAGAATCTTCAAGTGGAAGATCGGACATAATCTTGTTCGTATCAAACTTTAGGTTCGTGGTGTACAGCACAACCATCGTAGACAGTTTCGGGACGTCCATGGCTATTTAAAGGAAGTCTGGTGTAAATAGAATGGGTTTCGTTTTTCCAGGAGAAAGGGATACTGTCTACGTATTTTGTTACCATAGCTACTGGAAAACTACGAATGAGACGACGAATAATCACTTGATGGGTTGGGTCAAGCATCCAACCGGGTTCAAGGTATCCTAGAAAAACGGCACAGTTTGTATGATGTCCAACAGCAGAGATAGATTCATCAGCCAATTTTGAGGACGATACTTTTGATAAATCTAGAAGGTGTTTCATACCGTGAGTTTCTTTGAACATTTGCAGAAACTCGCGAAATTGAAGAATATTTGTGCATACATACAGCATTTCTTTAGGTTGATAAAGAGTTCAGTGGGTAAATCATGCAACGGGGTAATGGTTCGGCTCATTGATTTTCACGTGTGCCGGAGTTCCGGCTGGAATCTGGTAACGAACGAATGGCCGTTTAGGATTCACGCCAAGATCATTACCGTGATGCTTCTCAACGCGTGGAATATGGCGTAAAGCAGCACCTGGCTTGTAGTTAGGATTACCGCCAAACGCACCCACATCTTTGCCGGGAGCACGGTCTCCTTTCAACGCAAGCTGACCACCAGCCTGTGATGGTCGATTCGGAACTTGTGGGTACGCACTTACCGCCGCCGGGGTATGAATAGCGGGGCGAGCAGTGCATAAGGCAGGGTCTCCCTGGTTACGAATCGTGTTGTCTACGAACGTGGGTTTGTTCAACGTATTGGGGTCATGTTGCTCACCCAAACTTACCTTACATCCCTGAATATTACGAACAAAGTCACTCGCAGTCTGGGCTACCGGCAGAGACTGGATATTGATAGAAGGCGTCTGTGTAATAATATTCGGAGTTATTCCAGCCTGTACGTCTTTTCCAACAGCCTGTCCTCCACAGTACGACGTAAAAAAGCTCGCATCCTGAACTTTTCCGCCTGCGACTTTCTGATAAGATTGAACTGATCGAAGCGGGTCCATAGTCAATTCCATCGATGTTCCAACAGCACCAAGACGCTGTCCATTGACTGGAAAGTCTTGGGAAGCTGCAAAACGCTGGCGTTGGGTGAAATCGGAGGCTGATAACTTAGGGCGGGTATCAACGACTACCGTTGCGGCCGAGCTTTTGCTACGGAGGTATTCTGTATAGGACATAGCCTTTGGCTTAAACGTACACGTAGCCATTTGTTTATACATTAGAACAAATCTACATGAGATAAAACTTTCGTACGGCAACACTCCTTTGTGATTTTCAAGTCATCTAGCGCACGGCCTTCGGCTGTTTTTACGCTCGTGGCGGTAAGGTACTCCATCTCATCAGGTTTACCTGATTCCCTGCGGTACTCCTTGACCTTCTTCAAATACAGTTCATACCGCGATGAGAGCCATGGATTATTGCATGTCCAGCACCGAATAGGAATCAACATATCGTCTTGTTATTCAACAGTCTAGAATCTCTATATTCGTTTTCTATCGCCAAAGAATAAGGATGGAACGGGATTCTACTGTGGCTCTTTTAGTGCTAGGACTCGTTCTCGTAGTTGTCGCGGTCAAAAAGTTCTCGGTTGTGTTGCTGGAAATACTCTTGAAACTAACTCGTCCAGGAGCAACAATTTTGCTGCTCTTGGTCATTCTTGGCTTGTTCTACAAAAACTTCTTTTACACTGCGCTCGCAACATCGGTTCTGTCGGTTTACCTTCTCAAAGATGTGTGGACGACGTATACGTACTCCGACCAACGCCGACTGAACTCGGAAATTGCTCTTGACCAAGCTAGGTTTGATCCGTCAGAGAGCATTGATATCCAATTCGGTAATGGAACAGCTAAACATGATGCTCCGGCCTTGTATGGCCAGCCTTCAAGCACGAGTCTACTAGTGTTTCCCCCCAGCGAAGAATTATTGAAATCAATGTGTGGTTAAATTGTTTACCATACAATCTTGAGCTCCATCGCACTCCAATATTCAGACACTCCCGAAGGAAGACGACGATGAATAATGAAGGGTAAAACCCCCTGTGCGATTTCTCGTTCGGCAACTGTCCATACGAACAGAGGGTCAGACGTAACAATACCATCCAAAGATATCAGAGGGCGAGCGCCATCTGCTATCTGCTGGGCACGAGTTCCTACAAGGCACGTATACTCGTACTTCGTATACTGTGCATCCGTTGTTCGAGCCTCCTTCAAAGATTCCTGAACCTTTTCACGTTGAATCGATTGAACTTCGGGATGAAGGATTCGCGACTCAAACCTCAGTTCGTCCATTGTATGATAACTCCAAGATTCTCTATATGCTTTCCGTTTTAATGTACCGAACTCATTTTTACTAATGGAACTCCTGGATGTGTTTGGAAATGATTTGACTGTAGTCAATGCTGCTCGCGTCTCTTTTGCGAAAGAATCAGTTGACTTTTCAGAGCAAGATGAGAAGCTTGTGAAGTATCTAGCCAAACATAATCATGTTTCGCCATTTTTCCACCCCCAACTCCGTTTTCGATTCAAAATGCCTATTTTTGTGGCTCGTGAATGGTACCGTCACCAAATTGGGTTTGCACGAAATGAAGTTTCGCGGAGGTATGTCGATAGCAAACCAGAATGCTGGATTCCGACACCTATGCAAATTCGCGAGCGCGACCCCAAACTGAAACAGGGAAGCAAGCCAACCGAAGTCGATGATTCCGACACAGTACATCAACTGATAAAAACGCATACAGAAGTGAATGTTATGCTGTACGAAGACCTGCTTTCTCGCGGAGTAGCACCGGAAATTGCTCGTTGTATTCTACCCCAATCTATGATGACTGAGTTTATTGAAACTGGAAGTTTGGCGGCCTATGCCCGCTTATACAATTTGCGAACAGACCCTACGGCTCAGCGTGAAATTCGCGACTATGCCGAAATGATCGGAAAAATCATTGAGCCTCTTTTTCCAGTTTCATGGAAAGCTCTTACTTCCGCTTCTGAGTAATTAGACGACCCTTTTTTCCACACCTGAGTTTCTTCAAGGTACGTCCGCGAGGAAAAAGGATGGTGCGAGTGCAAATTGCGATTGCTGCGCCTTCCGCTGTACTCGCCTTTTTCTTATCAAGTTTCAGAGTTCTCCGCACGGCTTTCACACAGTTACAGAACTTCTGTTGTTGAGATACCATTGTTTATAGGACACTAAATTAGGCGCATGCATTCTGCTTCCACATGGTGTCGCAATTACAACATTGATACAGCCAAACAAGTTTGAGTTCATTGATTTTCATTCCAACAACATCGGGAACAGCCCCGGACTTTGAAGGACACGTTGGATTTGAGCAGGTAATAGTATCAAAGTGTGGGAGGGTTAGGTCATGTTTCAAGTTAGGGTTCATGCTCAGCCGCATTGTCTTGTCTTCGCGCAGAATATGTTCGTACACTAGCGGATTCTTTTTGTCGATTGGGTTCGTGTATCCGCACCGGCAAACACGCACGGCCGTTTTAGCCCCGTCAACAACGCGCTCATCGAAATCTTGTAGCAAACTCTTGCAAACAGGGCAAAACTTCTCCATCTTTACCTTATTCTTATTTCAGCCCTATAAATTCGTTTTGTGGAAAACGGAAGGCGTTATAAATATAACAAAGTATAACACATTATGGAACTCGTTAAACCATTCTTGAAATGGGTAGGGGGGAAAACCCAAATTATAGATGACGTGATGTCGCTGTTTCCTAAAACTATGATGAATTATCATGAACCATTTCTAGGGGGTGGAAGTGTTCTTCTCGCACTCCTTTCACATATAAAGAATGAAAAAATAAACGTTGGTGGGAGAATATATGCTAGTGATTTGAACTCAAATTTGATTGGCTTGTATAAGAACATTCAAACAAGCCCCGACGAGTTGATTGCGGAAGTCAAAAAGATGGTAGATGAGTATTCTAAAATCAAGGGAAGTGTTGTAAATCGCAAACCATTAACCATTGAAGAAGCTTTAACATCCCAAGAGTCATATTACTTCTGGATTAGGTCAAGGTTTAACTCATTCACAAAAGAGGAACGAACATTAATTCCTGCGTCGGCAATGCTTCTATTTATGAATAAAACTTGCTTTCGCGGAGTGTACCGCGAAGGTCCAAACGGCTTCAATGTTCCGTTCGGAAATTATAAAAATCCATCAATTCTTGATGAGGGACATATTAAATCAGTATCGTCCCTAATTAAAGATGTTGTATTCACGACATCTTCGTTTGAGAATGCTTTAAACAAGACTGTATCTGGCGATTTCGTATATCTTGACCCACCGTATGCTCCTGAAAATTCTGCATCATTTGTGTCGTATACATCTGATGGGTTCAATCTGAAAAGCCACGAAACATTGTTCAAACTTTGCGATACATTGAAGGCAAGGAATGTAAAAATGTTAATGAGTAATGCAGATGTAAAGTTAGTGAAGGATTCATTTCCTGCGACAGCTTATACAATAAAAATTGTAAGTTGTAGACGTTCTATTAATTCCAAAGAGCCTGACGCTAGAACCAATGAGGTTCTTATTACGAACTAATCCACGCATCGAGCGTTTCATAGTAATTATCATCATCTCCAAAGAGAACAACAATACCGTATTTTTCATTCATATGGCGTAATGCCTTACTTTTTTGACTTTCTGATATGTAGTCTTTCTTCAAGAACTCAGAGATGCAGAACGCATACTGAACACTGAAGTTTTCTCCAAGTAGAAATTTATATTCTTCTACAAATCCAATTCCTGCGAGAAGTTTTGTATCAACGCTTCCAGCCACATTCTGATTTTTCTTTTCAAGGATTTTTAGGTTGTATCTATCTCCATGTTTAAAGAGATATGCTTCATCCGGGCACCGGAACATATCCTTGTTATTTAAGAAGTAAGCGAAATATGCCTTTAGCCCTTGTTGGGTTAAGTAAACTACACTTTCAGTAGGACTTATCTCTTTTTCAAAATAGGAGCTACTCTTATTCTTAGGGTTGCAACCAGGAATGAACTTACGAACATATCCTTGTGAAAGGAGACGTTCTTCATTACTTGTTTTTTTCTCGAATGGTTTCCCATTCTCATTGGTCTTTGACCCACCCGCACCTGTTCCTTTGTTATTCATAACGTGAAACTTATCATCAAACCACGTTATAAAAAAAGTTTTCGTTTTCACCTCCTGCGTTCAAAACGGATGTTTGGCCAGAATGTTGTCTTGGGTCAACATACGGAATGGCGGGCAAGGGGTCTCTACGTGAATTTCTCGAAAACCATCAATCTGATGGAGTTTGGACACACACGTCGCTCGCCGGGGGTAAATACTTCATTGGCGAGGATGATATTCCTAAATTTTATGAACTTTACGTCGAAAGCATCGTAGACCAGGAGAAGCAGTATTTAGTAGAGAAGTCTACTGAAATCGGCCCTTTGCGAATTGATTTTGATTTCGTTTATTCTCGCGAAGTCGATAAGCATTTGCATACTCGCGATCAAGTGTGTTCGTTCGTGAGGGCTTATATGGGCGAAATCAGACAGTATCTTGAACTACCGCAGACCGTGAAGCTTTATATCATGGAGAAGCGCAGACCAACTCTGGATTCTAAGAAGAGTGTGAGGAAGTCGGGTATTCATATTGTTGTTCCGGAAATTTGTACCCACAAGTTTGTCGAGCAGCGTGTACGTCGTAATTTGGTGAAGACTATGGATGATCATTTCAAGAACCTACCACTCACTGAAAGCTGGGAGAAGGTTTACGATGAAAGTGTGGTGAACCGGTCATGTCCTTGGACACTTTACGGCTCTCGCAAGAACGATCCGAACTCTCTACCATATCTGGTATCCTATATTGTAGAGTACACGGACGGCGACACAAAAATTATCCCTGAACTACCTCCAGTAGACATGTCTCTAATGAAAACCTTGTCGCTTTGCCGCGACGAGAAGGATGAGACGCCAATGACTGAGGAGGCCAAGAAGATTTATGCCGGACTGAAAACTCAACAAGATGTTCGAATTTCGGGCGGAAGTGCACTTATGCCTGGACGTGGTCGTCCAGCTCAACGTGGCGACAAGCCTGGGTCTCGCGGTTCATCTCCCGATGGTCGTATCGTGATTCCGCCACTGGATCCTGAGCGTAAGGAGTACCTCAAGAAGCACGTAATGAACTTGAATTATTCTGAAAAATCTCTAAAACAGCTACAAGAGATCTCCAAAAAAGATATTAGTGAGGACGAAAAGAAGAAGCAACAAGAGAGAGTTCCAGCTAGATATGAAGATTATGATGAGTGGGTCAAGGTCGGTATTTGCTTACACAATATCCATCCCGATCTACTGGATGTATTCCTGGATTTCAGTTCGCAGGACGAAAAGAAGTACAACGAGGCAGATTGTATTCAGAAGTGGAATACGTTCACGTACCGCAACGACGGTGACCGTTTGGGTGACGGAAGTCTGCGCACTTGGTCTCGTGAAGATAATCGCGAAGGATATGATGAGATTGAGTCGCAAAATGTAGACCGACTAGTACTGGCTGCATGTTCACAAACCGAGCATGATATGGCTTGTGTGATTCACGCCAAGTTCCGTGATTTGTACAAGTGCTGTGACTTCGGCAAGAATGTATGGTTTCGTTGGGTCGGACATGTTTGGCGGGAAACCGATAAGGGTGTCGACCTGCAGCTGAAGCTTTCGAAGCAGATTGCGAAGGTGTTCTTCGACAAGATAGATGAGAAGATGAAAGAAATGAAAGATCGTGGTCTGGAAGCCTGCAGTGGCGAAGGCAAGACTGATTGTGGATTTTGCGAGTACTGTTTGGTTGAAAAACAGCGCTCGGGTCTTAATACGATGTATCTCAAGCTGAAGACCACGCGGTTCAAGGACAATGTGATGCGTGAATGCCGCGAACTGTTCTTTGACGAAGAGTTCACGAAAAAGCTGGATTCCAACAAGGATCTCATAGCCTTCAATAACGGCGTAATGGATTTGACGAACTTTGAGTTTCGCGACGGCAAGCCTGAAGATTATATGTCCTTCTCTACCGGTATTGATTACGACCCACTTCGCAATTACTATGACTACGATTCTTGGCCAGCAGTAGATACATTCATGAAACAGGTTCTGCCGGACAGTGTCGTACGTGAATACTTTCTAAAACATCTGGCTACTAATTTGGTCGGCGGAAACACTGCTCAGAAATTTCATATTCTTACTGGATCGGGTTCAAACGGTAAATCAATGATTATGAATTTGACGTCCACAGCTCTGGGTGATTATGCATGCACTGTTCCCATCTCACTTCTCACGCAAGGACGCGCCAAATCGGGAAATGCTGCACCCGAAGTTATCAGATTGAAAGGCCGTCGGTTTGTGACGATGCAAGAACCCGATGAATCTATCGCCCTGAATACTGGACTGATGAAGGAAATCACATCGGGGGAAAAGATGTATGCTCGCGACCTGTTCAAATCAGGCACAGAGTTTGAAGTACAGGCCAAGTTCCATTTGGCGTGTAACGACAAGCCAAAAGTTAATACTACAGACGGCGGTACTTGGCGACGACTTGTTGTGATAAATTTCCTATCGAAGTTTGTCCCTAATCCAGTAGCAGTGAATGAGTTCCCGATGGACGAAAGTATTCAATTTGCTGTTCAATCCAAAGAGTGGGCTACGCCATTCCTGAATTTCCTGGTACATACTCTGAAAGAGGGAAAGGGGCTGCGGAAACTTCCAGCACCTCAGGTTGTTCTGCAGTATACATCGGAATACCGTGGCGAGAACGACGGAATTGCGAGGTTTATTACGGAGAAATTGATTCCTATCCAAGAAGGTGATGAAGTACGACCGGTAGATAGACCGGTACTGAAGCGAGCGTTCAAGGCCTGGATGGAAGAAAACACATTGCGGTTATCTCCTGCCGATATGGAGAAGCGAGTCGAGGCTATGTATGGAAAATACATGAAGGGTGGATGGACCAGTTTCAAACTTGAATAATTGATTCATCAGTAAGGATTCTAATACTAGACTCTAATCTTAATGCTTACGACCACCCTTTTTGCCTTTACGGACACGGCGGGTGGTTTTACGGGTCGAGTGGCGCTTTCCACCACGAGTGTTGCGGCGACGACGACCTCCGGCAGTAGGAGCAGCTGCGGGTGCGCCGGTAGACGTTTCTCCCGGAGCTTGGGGAGCAGTTCCAAGAGCTACTGGTGCGGCAGCCGATGCTAGAGTTGGAGCAGAATACTGTGCGGCCGCATCTGCTTTCTTCAGGCCAAGCGCTCCCTTCACGGCTTCGGACGCGGACTTAAACGCCGAAGTTATTGTTTCCATTTACTTTAGCGTAAGAATTTACCGGCGGCCGCCAGAGATGGGCGAGTAGGCGCGAATGTACGGGAGCGTTAGGTAGACAACCAGGATAGCAATACCGAGGTTTACCGTGGCGCTGAGAGCATCGCCGACCGCGAGCTTGATTGGTCCGACCTGAACTGTCCACTTCTCAATACCAGCCTGCGCTCCAGGGAAAACGCCGGCGATGACTGGCGAAATCAGGTCACGAGAAAACGCGCCGAAAAACTGGCTCAGGGCGCTACCTAGGAAAATAGCAACGGCAAAGGTCATCACAGTCATGTCGCTCATTTTTGTAAATCACTTCAGAATCTTTTTTGCGGTAAAGAGTAGATGGGAATAGATACGTATTGGTTTGGACCTAGTGCATGGCAGTTATTTCACCTCATATCCTTTCGCTCAAAGAACCCACACGCAGTGCTTTTGAAAATGAAAGAAATGCTGCCCTGTAAATTTTGCCGCGCTAGTACGACAGAGTTTGTAGCGAAACATCCCCTGAAAAAAGAAGACCCCGCGAAATGGTTGTACGAGATTCACAATATGGTCAATAATAAACTCCGAACACAGTGTGCAGAAGACCCGAACATTTCTGACCCAGGACCTGATCCGTCGTTCGAAGAAGTAAAGCGTAAATATGCGGAAATGACTCCGAATGCTGTTCCGGGCCGAGACTTCCTTTTCGCAATTACTGCGAACTATCCCGAGAACCCAGAACCTGAAGATATGGCTAGGCACCGAGAATTCTTACACGACCTTTCTGAAGTATATCCATTTGAATCTTTGCGTAAAGTGTTCAAGCAGTATATGTCTCAAGGACCTGTTGCTCTTGAGACGAAAAAGACGTATATGAAATGGATGTACGGACTTCTTAAATCTTTGTCTAAAACTGCAGGATCGAGCATACTTTCGTATCGAGGATACGTTGCTCGTGCGAATTATTACACGAGTGGATGCGACCGTCCATCCTACAGAGGTAAAACGTGTAGACGCACCAAGCAAGGACACCGTACGAAAAACAGGGACAGGAACCAGACTCATCGTGTGGTTTTAACGGGATTACTGAAATAGTTTAGACATGTAAATCCTCATATACCAAATGGCGGACTACAGTAGGTATACGGATTTTGCGTCTACGTTGGACGGAGTTGATAGTCTTAAAAATTTTAAACGCCATTCGGACTATACTCCTATTCTAGAGCACGTAGACGAGCACCAGGGATTTCAGTATTTGCAGTATATCAAAAACACTACAAATATAGGTTCTGATAGTATCAAGGAATATTGCGATCTGAATGATCGTATTGGAAATCCAACTATGTTCCAGTACGATACTATACTTTGTTCACCAACAAGCTTGCGTTATGTGTTTCATTCTCATCTGATTCTTTCGCATATAAAGTCGTTAACTTTACCGTCTGTAGATATTGTTGAAGTTGGGGGAGGATATGGTGGACTCTGTATTGCCTTGCATCATTTTGCAGATATCTATGGTGTAAAAATAAACAGTTATAAGATTCTTGACCTACCATCTATCTCGAAGCTCCAAACGATATATATTCGCAACGTAAACCCCTCTATAAATGTTGAGGTAATTGATGCGAATACTTACGGAGAATCGATTCCTCTAACAAATGGATTTATGATCAGCAACTACTGTTTTAGTGAAATTTCAGACTCTTTCCGTGAGAAGTATATCCAATATTTACTTCCAAAAATTGCCCATGGATTCATGGCATGGAACTGGATTCCAGTGTTTGATTTTGGGTTTAAGACTACTGTTGAAAACGAGTATCCGAACACTGGAGGTGATAATAATAAGTACGTTTACTTTTAAGTGTTGTTAACTGATTCCAAATTAAAAAGCTTAATGAAATAAACGTTTATTCATATATATTCCATCTTCTTGCCAACCCATTCTTGATAAATTATTAATGATGTTAAAGTTTGGTGTAAGAAACGAGTGTATATCATCAAACATCGCTTGATCTGTATATATTGGCTGGTATGATATTTCTGTATGAATGAAATCAACATTTGAGATATACTCTTTCATACTTTGAAGAGCAAGAAGTTCAGCTCCTTGTAGATCCATCCAAATAATATCAACTTTTGGAATATTGTATTGTTTTATAACATCATAAAGTGTTACACAATCAACTTCTACTTCATCCTGAACGTAATGTTCAGTAGTATACGTATTATTGCTCTTAAACAAAGAACTAGCTCCCGGATTTCCATCAGTCCAACTTGTTATAGTTTTCTGTTGGTTAATTGGAAAAAACTTACATTTTCCGGTATAATTATTGACCGCCTTTGGAATTAATGTAATACGATCTCTATATTTTTCAATATTTGTTATGCATATTGGTATAGTATTTGCATTACATTCAAAAGCATATATACTAGCATTTGGGAACTTGTCGTAAAATTCAATTGATTGCTGGCAATCGCGACTACCTATATCAAATATGACACACTGCTTTTGTGTATCATACTTGGTGTGATTGATATGATTCATAAAATTTGAAATCATTTAAAGTTTATTAGGTTTGTGTATGTAAGTCTAACGCATATACCAGTGGTATGAAATATAATCCATATTGATGTTCTCGTCGATATTGCGAACATTACACCAAGTTAAGGGACGAATACAGATATTGGATGGATGAAATCGCATCATAAAATTGAAATAAATTTCGTATTCGGAAGCTCCAGAGTTGAGTTTATCATCATCTACGTTCTCAAGGAACTTCTTCCAAAATTCACCACCAACCAAGCAAAAAAGTTCACGAATATACTTGACTTCAAAAATCATATGATGGCATATTCCCGACATATGAGGGTCATAACGAACCAAATCGGGATGTAACTTTTTCATATGTTGAAAATATGGTGTATGATGATGGGTATCGATATTATACAAACACTTACCATCCTCAATGAACGTTGTTGGCTTCAAAAAAAAGGTATCACTATCAATGACCAAATACGTTTCAATAATATCAGGAATGATAAAGCCAGCGTACAGTTTAATAAGCTGCTGGAGATACCAGCCATTACGAGACGATTCTCCTAACGTATCGTGAACTGACTGGAGAGTGAACGGAAAAATGTTTTCGTTTACAAAAATACATCCAGGTATAGAATACTCTTTCGAAGACACAACATAAATGTTTCGGTAACCCACAATATTCTTCTTAGTATACTCAACCTGTTTACTAAAAACTTCATAATCGAGTGGTCCAACGGGAATAACGATATCGAAACTCATTTAGATTGTTTAGATTTATCTGGTCTAAACTCAACTGCCCTCACGTGTTTTTGTCCATACTTTTCACCCTTCTTTTCCTTCTTTGTCTTTTTGGATTCGCGACGAGTTTTAGGGTCCTCCATGTTATGCGTGATTTTGTGTTTATTTTTATGATTTGATTTCGTTTTTTATGATAATGGAATTGTGGTATTCTCTAGTGATAGGTTCAGTCATTTTTGCATATATTCACTTGTTCAACTACAACGCCCGAACGTATCTTGAAGCTCAGTTTGGAGACTCAAAATACACCCACCGGGAATCGAACCCGGGCCAAGACATTGGAAGTGTCTAATTCTACCACTAAACTATAGGTGTGGTGCGAGATGCCGGAATCGAACCGGCTCTGTCTAAAAACGGGGCCTCTTAAGGGCCCTGGAATCCCATTATCCGAATCTCGCGATTGTATTACTTAGTAGTTGTTTAAACTTGTTTATACTAAAGGAATCTCTAAACCTATTACAATGAAATTATCGTGGCTAAAAAGACCCGAACGTAAATTTGAATTTCCACAACCACCTCCGGGGTTTATGGGACGGTTTTATATGCATGACCCGAGCAAGGAATGGGCGGCGTATATTCCTAAACCTTCCGGTCCTACCAATTATCTTGAAATCGGGTGCGCGGACGGTGGAAACGCTATTATCATCTCAAAGTCATACGCACACCACCCCGAATCCAAGTTATACTGTGTAGATCCGTGGATGGATTACGACGAGTATCCGGAATACAAAGGAGACCAGGAATTGGCTTGGAAAGCGTTCAATCAAAATATTGAGACATGCGCAGACGTTTCAAAATTTATTATTCATCGAGGATTCTCTGACAATATTGTCCCAACGTTTCCGAATGACTTTTTTGACTTGATTTTTGTGGATGGTAACCATGAGACCGAGTATGTATACCGAGACGGTCTGATGTCTTTAGATAAAGTCAAGATCGGTGGATACATTGTTTTCGATGACTACTCCGATTATTGGCCACAAACTGTTGTTGGTATTGATAAATTTGTAAAAGAAGCTGGGTCGCGAATCGAAATAGCTGGGAATTTAAGATACGTTATTGGCCAAATGATTTACAAGAGAATCGCTTAAAGCTTAAATCGTTTCTTATAATCTGCAATAGATGCGCGTAATGTTGTTTTATTCCACAGAACCCATTTCGCCAACGCCCCGGGCGTATCGGGTTTCTGCCAGCTCTCACCCATTCCTGAATGGCGTTTCAAATAACGCTGTTTGCGAGTCGGATCGCGGTGTTTGGTGTAGTCGCTCATCCCCTTGGCGCCGAACGGAACGACTTTCTGGTGTCCATCAGGATAAATAAATGTCGCATCCCATTTCTTTTCGGCTTTGTGCGAAGGCTTTATAGATTTGAGTCGTAATTTACGAGTCTTGCCTCCCATTATATTACTTGCGAGTTTTGCGTTTACCGGTCTTGCGTTTCGGTTTACGGAGTTTACGACGAGTAAGGCGTTTACCACTCTTTTTTGGTAGAGGGCAATCGGCAAGAGCATCAGTCGCGAGAGGAAACATTTGGGTCGCACGTAACTCTAAGCCCCCACCCCTCTTTTCTCCTCCAACCTTGAATTTGCGGTTGAATTTAACACGATAATCGGCTAAAATAGTTTCATATTGCGCTTTAATTTCAGGAGTGAGTGTTGATTTATTTATCGCGTCCTGAATTTCATCAGGGTACAGTTTTGCGGTACATCCTCCTCCTGAATTCCAGCACTCGCCAAATACAGCTGATGCAAAGTTCTTATTACGATCATTTTGGAGTACATTTATCATCAAATTTTCAAGTCCAATCAGTTCTTCATTGTGAACATTTACTACTCCATCTGCTTTCTTGTGCCTAAACTGTACGGCATTTGGAACTTCATCTAGAAGGGTTGCATCATCACCGGTTGGATACACTATTGGTAAAAGATCTGGATTCGTAATATCGGGGTACGGAATATTTGGAGCGGGTACTTCTGGAGCTACTGCGGCTACCGGAGCAGATGTAGTGGGAAATAATGATAATGGTGTTGGGAACGTTTTTGATGCGAGTTGAGCTTCAAGTGCCGCTTTATCCATAGTTAAAGGAGCTTCCCACGCAGCTTTCACTAACCGTTTCTTAGCTTCGCGAACGGTTATTTTTCCAGCATCGGGTTGCATTTCGTGAGCCGTTTTCAAAATAGCATTAAATCGGGCTAGTTTTTCCACCAATCCTCCACCACCAATCCCACGACAGTCATTTCCGAAAAATTGTTCGTTAGTATTAGGTTGAGGCGAGTTTCCAGGCACTCGCCCATCGATTGGTCCAATATTTTTATGAAGGTGGTCATTGCAAATACGTCCACATACAGTACACCAATAAATTTGACTGTATCCCGGTGTTAGATATTTTTCATATAAGGTTTTATCCAAACCAGGAGGATTCAATGATGTACATTTGTGGTGCATAAACATACAGCCATCTGCACGATGTGCTTGCGAGTGGCATACTGGACAAATAGAAAAATCTGATGCTGCTTGTGTATCTCCAAAAATTTGTTCAAACATCACAAAATCATCCTGAGTAAATCCACCCCACATTTCATCAACCTCAGGCTTCGGAGGTCGTATTAAATCGCGTATCTCGTCACTTGTAGCTAGATCGTATGCCGTTAGATTTTTCAAATTCTTTGCATTTATATTTGCTCCTTTCTCTAGTAACAGCTTTACAATATCAAAAAGGCCTGTTGCGGCGGCTGAGATCAAGCTAGTGTTTCCGTGAATATTTGCCGCCTCGATATTAGCGCCTCGGTCAAGAAGTTCTTTTACAATGGTTATGATTCCATCATGAGCAAAAACGAGCAATGGCGTCATGCCCCATTTATTCACCGCCTCGATATTAGCGCCACGGTTAAGAAGTTCTTTTACTATATCGAGGTTTTCTGTAAGGTGAAGTGGAGAGCTGCCGTTTTTGTCTGCCAAATTAACGTCAGCTCCACGGTTAAGAAGTTCTTTTACTATCTCGAGGTTGTCTGTAACGTGAAGTGGAGATCTGCCCTTTTTGTTTGCCAAATTAACGTCAGCTCCACGGTTAAGAAGTTCTTTTACTATATCCAAGAAGCGTTGTTGACTGGCGTTATAGAGCACTGTATCACCAGTACTCTTCTCCGCCACATTGAAGTTAGCTCCGCGGTTAAGAAGTTCCTTTACAATGTCGATGCGATTACCACCTACAGCACTCATCAAGGCAGTTGTACCATACATATCCCTCCCTTCAATATTAGCTCCACGGTCTAGAAGTTCTCTCACCACCTCGAGGTGGTTATTCGTGATAGCGACCGTCAAGGCAGTTCTACCACTAAGCATATCTAGCATATTGATAATAGCTCCGCGGGAAAGAAGTTCTTTGACGATATCAAGGTGTCCTTCTGAACTGGCTATAAACAAACTGGAAGGACCTAGATTATTCTTTCCTGCATTGATATCAGCACCTGCATCCAGTGCAGCTTTTAAAGCATCGAGATTACCACTTTGCGCAGCTTCCAATAAATCTTCGTTTGGACCTCCGCCTCGAAGAACTTTGCGACGATTTTTCTTTCGTCGTGTAGTCCTCCCCATTATTCTTTCAACCGAAATTGTAATAGGATGGAAGAATGGTATTCGGCTGTTCACAGATTAGAAGATGAAAGTGATGATGGAGCATTGGTGAAATCCGTGTGTCACCGAATCTTTTACAGCTTGAATCGTCTTAAAATCAAAGACAAAAAGAAGTTTGGCCAACGTCTAGGTCCTGAATTCGAGAGTTGGCGTGAATCGGTAGACGAAGTGTTTTCCAAAGATTTGGTTCATGAAATAGTTGGAGATGATGATTTTTGGAAACTAACATTCAAAGTGGCGCGGGGAAGCGCATCTTAAAAATGGACCGGTCTAAAGACAATACTCTACTAACTACAAGGATGGGGGACGTTATCATCGGTGTCCAGTTTGGAATCGCAAACCCCGATGAAATCGCTAAGCGCAGCGTTGTTCAGGTCATTACCGATAAAGCGTACCAGGCTGGTCATCCAGTACCCGGTGGCGTCTTTGATGCTCATTTCGGAACGATTAATAACGGCGAGCGCTGCCCGACATGCAAGCAAACAAATATCTTGTGCCCAGGTCATTTTGGACACATTCAACTAGCTCGTCCCGTGTATCTCTACCAATTTATTGACCCAATCCAGAAATTTCTACTCCTAGTATGCCTGAACTGCTCGAACCCGTATCTTCCAGACGAAGAGCTAGAAGCTATCTCTGCGAAACTCACGGGAATGGACAGGTTTCAAGCGGTGCGTGAATCCACCGAGGAATACAAGAAGAAGTTTCTGAAAGCAACTGGAGGGTGTGCACACTGCAGCTCTCCGGTTATCACGAAGATTTCAAAGAAGGACGATACTGTCGCGAAACTTATGGCTATGACTGCTGATGAGGACGCCGAACCGATTGTACTGCAAACCGAAATGGTTTTGCGAACGTTCCAGCGCATTACTGACCGTCACGTAGACCTTATTGGGTTCAGCTCAAAGTTCAGCCGTCCCGATTGGATGATTTGTACCGTTCTAGCTGTTCCTCCTCTAACTGTTCGACCATCCGTAATCATGGAAGATAATCAGCGCATGGAAGATGATTTAACCCATATTCTAATTGATATTGTTCGTAATAATCGGGCATTGCAGGACCGCATTGATAAGGGTGATTCGGCGGACTCGATTGAGAAACATACCGAACTCCTCCAGTTTTATGTGGCCACGTATGTTGATAACGATATCAAAGGTCTTCCTCCAGCTGCTCAGCGTTCAGGCCGTCCACTGAAAACCCTGAAGTCCCGTTTGGGAGCGAAGACCGGACGTGTTCGTGGAAACTTGATGGGAAAGCGCGTAGATTTCTCTGCTCGGTCCGTGATTACACCCGACCCTAACATCGACGTCGATGAACTTGGAGTTCCCGAAGAAATTGCGCGAAATTTGACCTTCCCCGAAATTGTAACCGTGTACAATCGCGATCGTCTTATGTCCTATGTCCGCAACGGACCTGGAAAGTACCCTGGAGCGAAATCTGTATTCAAGAAACACGATAACAAAACGGTAAACTTGAAATTCATTAATCCTGAAACGTTGGATTTGAAGCAGGGTGATATTGTGAATCGTCATCTCATTGATGGAGATGTGGTGCTATTCAATCGTCAACCGTCGCTACACAAAGCGTCTATGGAATGCCATCGTATTCGCGTCTTACCATTCTCAACGTTCCGACTGAATGTTAGTGCGACCAAGCCGTACAATGCAGACTTTGATGGTGATGAGATGAATATGCACGTTCCGCAAAGTATTGCTTCCGCATCAGAACTAAAGTATCTCGCAACCGTTCTGCGGCAAATCGTGTCGCCACGCACCAACTCGCCAATTATTCGTATTATTCAGGACACGATGACTGGATCGTACCGTCTTTCAAAAGACTCGGTCAAAGTTCCCGAACATATTGCGATGAATATCATGGCTCGTATGAAGAAACCGTTGTCTTCTTACCGCCGCAAAGACCGGGAAATCACGGGCAAGGAAATCTTCTCCACCGCATTTCCTCTCATGAACCTCAATGGTCAAATCACAGTTGAGAATGGTGTTCTAACCAAAGGACTAGTAAAGGCTGGAGCATACGATTCTGCGTCGAAAGGTGCTATCCACGTAATCTTCAATGATTTTGGACCTAAGCGTGCTGGTCAGTTTATTGACGATATCCAAAATATTGTGACGAAGTACAATCTGTTCTCTGGATTTTCGGTAGGTCCATCGGACCTAATTATGGATGCGAAAACTGAAACTGAAGTTCAAAAAATTATTTCGGACGGAAAGCAGAATGTTGCGAATTTGATGACCCAAATGCATGCTGGAACGTTCCTGAATGGCGATGGACGTGAGCCAGGTGCACAGATGGAGATTGAGATTATGAAGATTATCGCAGATACCAATCGTACCATCGAAGAACTTGTGAAGAACTCCATGCCCGACGACAATCGAATGTACCAAATGGTTGAATCAGGTTCTAAGGGAAAGATGCTGAATATTACTCAGATGATGGCTATGCTGAGCCAACAGAATGTTGCGAGCAAACGTATTCAGTACAGTTTGCAGGACCGAACACTTCCCCATTTCCATCGTTTCGATGACGGATTGGAATCTCGTGGATTTGTGGAGTCAAGTTTTATTGGCGGTATTCGACCGGCCGAGTTCTTCTTCCACGCCATGGGAGGACGCGAAGGTCTTATTGATACAGCAGTCAAAACTAGTGATTCAGGATACATTCAGCGTCGTCTGGTGAAAACTATGGAAGATATCCACGTGGAATACGATGGAACAGTGCGGAATGTGAATGGTGCAATCGTACAGTTCTATTATGGCGGTGACGGAGCAGATTCTACGTGCATAGAAAAGTATGAATGTTCACTGGCTCTTATGACGCTGGAACAGATTTACCGCGACTTTGCGATTTCGGCAGATGATATTTCTGCAGTCGTAAAAGGTGAAGTCTCGGATTTCCCGGATATGGTGGATGAAATCATTGACGATCGTGATGTGCTTGTTCGTGATGTGTTTCGCTACACGAAGAATGAAGATGTATTTGTTCCGGTTCATCTGGGACGCATAACCGAAAAGTACACAAATCCATACTCAGTAAAAACTGACTTGACTCCAGCGTATGTTGTCGACGAGCTGACGAAGATGTGTGCGCAGTCATGGCTACACCACAACAAACTATTCCAAATCCTTCTCCGATTCTACTTTGCTCCAAAGAAGTCTATTCTCAAGATGCGCCTCACACGTGCGATGTTTGACGAGATGCTGAAGGATGTTCATTTCCGGTACACCAAGTCGCTCGTCCATGCAGGAGAAATGGTTGGAACGCTGGCTGCCCAGTCCGTTGGTGAACCGACGACACAGCTTACGCTAAACACATTCCACTCTGCTGGAACTGCGAACGCGAATGCTACCGAGGGTGTACCGCGTATTATGGAACTTCTCGGTGCGTCGCCAAACCCAAAGACTCCTTTGAATGTAGTTTATCTGGATGCAAGTATTGCTGGAACACTGGAAGCAGTGATTGCGAAGAAGCGCGAAATCCAGAAAACGACGTTGCGCAACATCACGAAGTCAGTGCGAATTTACTACGATCCGAATCCGCTATCTACAAGCACTGCCGTTCAGGAAGACCGCGACATTCTTCAGTCGTATCAAAAGTTCTCAGTCACCAACGGCCAGCTATGTACATCTCCATGGGTTATGCGTCTAGAACTCGACACGGAAGAAATTGCGGCTCGGCAAGTTATTGATATGACGATTATCGCAGCAAAGATTCAGAATAATCGTGTCCTGAAAGTGTTTGAGTGTATTCATACCGATACGAATGCTCCCGACAAGTTGGTGTTGCGTATTGTGTTTGGGGCAGATGCAGTAAAAAACATGCTCTCACTCCGTTTCATCGAAGATAAGTTGCTGGATACGGTTCTTACGGGTGTTGAAGGAATTGGGAACGTATATGTTCGTGAAGTCAAAGACCATATGATGTATGATGAAAAGGTCGGAGGATGGGTTGCAGCGAAGCAACATGTATTGGATGTAGAAGGTACGAATCTCCTGGACTTGTCGACAATTCCTAATACCGATCCATTCCGTTCATTCTCTAACGATATCCATGAAATCAAGCAAGTGTTTGGAATCGAGACTGCGCGCATCGCCTTGCTACGTGAATTCAAATCAGTGTTTTCGCGCGAGTACATTAATTACCATCACCTAATCACGCTAGTGGATGCGATGACGTACCCCGGATTCTTCCTAAAGGCTGACCGTACAGGTATGTCGAAGAATACTGAGAACGGTGTCTTGGCGAAATCCTCATTCGAGGAAACTGCGAAGCATCTATTCAATGCAGCGTTGATGGGAGAGAGTGATAATATGCGCGGAGTGTCTGCGAACATCATGTTCGGACAGAAACCTCCATGTGGAACTGGGTTCGTAGACATTCTCGTGGATGAAACCAAGTTGCCCGAGGGAACGGAGGAAGACCATGTTATGTTCGAGGAAGAACGCAGAGCAGTAAGTGCGTTGGTAGAGCAGGAGTCCGAGAAAGAAAGTTCTATCTCGATGTCTGACGTGATGATGAGCTTCGATTAAATATTCAGTTTGCTATACGCGTAATTCAGGTCATACGAATTATACTTCAATCCAACTCCAACAAAGAAACATATTTCAATGATAGTTATAGCAATCGCTAAAATAAAGTTAAAGAGCATAGTAGAGTTCCAGTCCAATCTCGCCCACTGAATTAGGATGTGGGCTAAAAAGAAGCACAAACATACAAAAAAGAGTCCTAAGCACCACAATACTGTGAGGCCTGTGACGTTTTTCGAATAAATTTCTGAATTATCTTGAATTTGGTGGTCTGCTTGGGCGGAAGTTTCAAAACTTGACGTACGATTACCGGTAGAATTCGGCGAATAAATAGTCTGATTTTGAGCTTTTTGGCATAAGAACATTTTTACTTGGGCCACATTCAATGGAAGTGCTGCAGCAGTAATAAACGGCATCCAAAATATCCACAAATACGCAGACGCCAAAAGACCATCAACGAGTCCTTTCGCTATGTATTCTCGTCCATTCCAAAATGTCTGCTCCATTAATATAATGGTTGTTCTTTTTGTAATTGAATTACTGATGCATTGTGCATTCTTTCTGATTTTTCTGACTACTTTTTATTTTACGTATGTCGGTTATATACAAAACATCTCACTAGTTAAAGAGATATCTAGTTTAGGAAATGAGTATGTTTCTCTTGGAAAGGTAGATAAATCTGGAAAACCCCAATTCACAAACGATTCGTCCGAAGAAAATCAAAGAATAGTTACGTATGTCGGAGTAAGTGTGGGACTTATAAGTGCTTTATTTATAGGATTGGCGATAACACTTTCAATTCTCACGAATCATTCGGTCTTTGAACTTATTGTTTCCAACTTAATAACTATTTCATTTATTGCTGTAACCGATATCGTAATTCTTTCTATCTTTGGACTTTTCCAAGTACTTCAAAAAACATTCATGACTGGACTTTTGGGAAAAATAGCTAGTGGACAAAGCCAGAGCATAAAGTGCGATATGATGAAAACAACCGTTGAAAGAATGTTTCCGGGTATGAAATCGTTCGTTGACCAGTTTTTCTAAAGTGGATTCCAAGTCTAGAAGCCGCTTTAGTTTTAAAATTAGGTTAAAGATTTACTTTACTTTACGTTTAGTTAGAGTACGCTAGACCGCCCATTCCAGACATAATGCGCAGAATATTGTAGTTCACGGCATAGACGCGAACTTCGTACGTCTGATCGGTTTCAGGAGAGAGAGTCGCCGAGTTCGCGAACGTCATCACCAATGTCGCCGTATCAATGCGCGAGAAGTTGCACGTTCCAGAAGGCTGGTGTTCTTCAGGCTTCAGAGCAAACGAGTATCCGTAAATTCCGGGCTGAGCCACTGCAGCAATCGTATTCGTGCTGGCGTAAATTGAGTGTGCGCTACCCGTATGGTGCTGGTACAGCTGGGTAGTATTGTAGTACTGTCCATAGCGGCGGTCAAGGCGGTCCTGTCCATTAATCTGGAGATGCTGCTCGTATACCGCATTCTGGTCATACGTGAACGGCTGGAGACGAGTGGCTGATGCGCGTAGACCCTGGGCAAGCTTGCACTGAGTGTACTCCGAAGGCTGGACTACCCAAACAAGTTCCTTGACTGGGTGATTGAACGTCAAGTCAATGCGATTTGACCACGACGAAATACCCTTGTCCTCGTTGTACTGTAGCTGTTCAATGAGGTACTCGTGCGAGTTCTGCGCCATGCGGCGGCGCTCTTCCGTATCGAGGTAGATGTAGTCAATGTGCACGGCCGCAGACGGTGCAGCTAGCGTATTATTGAAGTTTCCTGCTGCGAACTTAATATCATTCCACAGAATATTGATTTTCACTTCATGGTACTGTAGGGCAATGAGCGGTAGAGCGCATCCTGGGTTCTTCGTGTAAAAGAAGCTGAGTGGAATAACGACCTGAGTCGGTAGACCCGGCTGACCCGATGCACCTACAACGCAGCTTGACGTAGATGGAACAGTAAATGTTCCCGGAGCCGCACTCACACCTACCATCTGATGAAGCTTAAGAGCAGTGCGAGTATCGGACGTTAGAGTGTCCCACAGATACAGCCACTCTCCATACAGGCGATCGATGACCTGTCCACCAATATCAAGTTCAACGTACTTGATAAGATTGTACCCCAAACGAGCCTGGTCATTGTTAAAAACGGAGCCGGCAGGTAACGTTACATCGAGGTAGGTGTGGTACAGCAGGTCAGCATGACGACCAATAATTGCCGAATGCTTAACGCCCCATCCAACTTGGCCAGTTAAATTAATACGAAACGGCTCCATCGCGAAGTTCGTGTGGCGCTTGAACAGTCCTTTCCAGAAAGTAATCTGGGGATTTCCGGATAGGTATGCGTCCTGAGCGCCATAGGCTACGAGTTGAAGAAGGCCACCACCCATTGTATTTGTATGTTCAGTATAATCTTTTTTTCCGTAAATGGACTTCGAGGCCGAACCTTTCGTATGGACACAAAGATGTGCGCCTATAGGAATGGTTTATTACGGTCTATGTGGTTAGTAATGGTTAGAATGATATCTACCGGCGACGCGTGCGGCGCGCAGTCTTTCCGCCCTTACGGGAACGGCGGCGACCTCCCGATACATCCGCAGCCGTAGCCGCGGCATCCGCACCCTCAGCACCCGCAGGCTCAGCACCCTCGCCAGCACCACCCTTGTGCTTCTTGTACGTCTTGGCCGCAAGCTTCATGGCCGCACCCAGCTTCATGCCCTTGTGCGCGCGCATCGTCTTTTTTAGGTGAACCATCCACTTCGACATTTTTGTTTTAAACGCGAGAATTTATTAGATTACACCGTGATAGTGTAGATTGGTGAAGTTTTCTGCATGGGCTGGAAAGATACTGCCGGGTCTGGAAGTACTGGTTGAGCATACTTTTTGACTGCGAGTGCGCGAAGAGCTTCGGGTTTTAATACGAGACTGTTTTCTTGGAATTCGCCAATATAAACTTCCATCGCACTATCTACTGACCCATAATTCATCAAGTTCCACTGGCATCCATATGTTAACAGAATTTGAGGGTTCACATTCACTAAATCCGACCCAATATCCGGAACAACCATCGTGATATTATTGCGGTTATTGTTTATCAGTTCATCACTATCTTGCGTCTGGGATGCTTGCTTGTACGTTAATCGCCTCAACGTAGATGTTCCCCAAGACATATTCACTACTTCGTCCATCAACGTTCCTTTCGTTTCAGGTCCGGATACAACAATAAGTTTAGATTGCAGATTGCATACCGGCTCTATTGCTAGATTCTTGCGCTGGTAACTGTAGGACGAATCCAAAAGATAAGTGTGGCACGTATCTTTCAAAATTTGTGCGCACGCATCTATCACATTCGTTTTATCGGTATGGAACACTAGACTGAGCACAAACGGGTCAGAAGAAACGGGACAACTTACAGAATTAAATGCATTATTTGCTAATGCTACGCAGCACGCTTCAAATGATACTGTATTATAAGCATAATCTGTCCCAAGAGTTTGATTCTTCAAGCCTACCACTGGATTGTCTGATACATCAGTGTAAATATCCAATTCAACAAGACGCGGACCTGATTTCATCAGTGGTGGAATGACGCTGTCGGTAATATAATCATAAATCTTTGAGCCAGGAAACAGAGAGTAGGCCGATGAAGCCATATAGTAATCACACAGCCGGTATGATGGCGTCGTAGGGCATCCCAAAGGCGCGAGTTTCATAACTGTTTGGTACGCGTTAAACGTTGATTCAGCAGCAACCGACGCCTGAATGTCCGAAGGAGTCAAAAGATGGTAAAGAGCATATCCTATGAGTCCAAGTACAATGGCTGCAGCCAACACTGTCCCGGAATACTGATACCAGTCCATTATTACTTAGGACTACGAATAATCGCCTGAAAAAATGCATAAATGATAATTCCAACAAACAAAACACTCACGACAACATTAACCCATCTAACCCAATGTGAGTCCATTATATTATACTTTAAATAGAAGTCCACGAAAACCTCTAACGACCTGGTCAGGAATCTTGTCTTTCATTGGAATACCAACTAAACAGCACAAATGAAAATACAAACAGTACATTCCACACTCGGAATCTTCGTACTGGTGACGAGTTTTGTTGTACGTTATAGCCATAGGCTTCTTGTGGATACCTGTAGAATTCCATGATTCTGACCATTGTTTCATGAGTTGTTGAATCTCCTTTTCTGGTTTGGTCGCATACGAGTCAAAATACGTTATTCGCGGAAAGTCTAAATCGGGACGAATATCGCAAAAAAGAGCAATCCAGTGTTCGCCCGGACCGGTGCTTTTATCTGTGTTGAACACTATGCCTATTTGACGATACCCTTTCCTATAAATTTCACGAATATCGAGGGAACATAGGGAATTTACGAGACACGTACCAGTCTTGGATTTAGATCCAAAATCTATAGGGACTGTTCCGACGTAAAAGTATTCGGGAAAAATCTTCTGATACCTTTTCTCGACAGCATCAATATCAATAGATGATAACCATTCTTCTGGATTTGTTCTCCACGTAGAAGGAGCTTTGGGTTTGGACAGAAGAGATACAATAACACACTCTGCATTGTTCTTAGAACATTCATCCTGAAGACGTGACTGAATGTTTTTCCATACGGTGTCTGGAGACCCTTTCTGTATAGGTGTTTTAGACGGGCGTTCTTGGTTGAACACTTTTCGCAGATTTTCTACTTCGCTCGAATCAAAGTACATTGTATTGAAAACGGATAATCTTCTTACTTCTTACCATGAAGTAAAAATGCAGGGTACTCTAGTTGAACTTAAGGCGCATATTCGCAACTACCGCGAGATTGACGATGAACTTCGTGATTTGAATAAGCAAGTGTATGAGAAACGCGACGCTCGTAAAATTGTAGAGCTAGATATTGCTGAAATTCTGAAGCGTCCTGAATTCAGTGAGTTCAAGAAGGTGAAGGTGGAGGAAGACGGTTCAACGATTTCCATCAAGCGTCCTTCAGAATGGACAAAGCCATGGTCTCTATCCCAAAAGGACCTAAAGGAACTTACGAATCAGTACTTTGCGAGTGCGACTCAAATCAATGCTGATGGGTTGTTCAAGTGGATTGTAGAAAATCGTAAGCGGGAAATGGTCTCGGAAGAGTTCAGTTTTACGCGAACTGTTCCTGGCGATAACGATGAATAATGTCTGCGGTATGAGTAATGGCGTTTGACTTTCTAAAAAACGCAGCGAGAGATGCTGCGATTAAGCAGATTCCAGACCTTATTCAGAAATACGAACCAAGCATCGAAAAGTCACTGTCGGTGGCTCTGAAAACATTAAAGACTGAGCATCCTGAGGAAGCTCAACTTTTTTTAACGAACTGGAAGAAGATTGATTCTGTTGTTAAGAGTGTTCTGTCTTCGGCTGGAGGAAAACGGACTCGTAGGAATAAACAGAACAGTCGTAAACTAAAGAAATGAGCACGCAAGTTCTTTACAATCCATTCAATTCAAAAAATCGCTTGTTTACTCAGCCGGATATCCAAGCGATTCTTTCCAAACATAATTGTGATTTTGGTATTTCTAGTACTGAACTATTTCAGCGTGCGATGGTTCATTCATCATACGTTAAGCGAGCAGAATATACTAGTCCAACGGGAGAAGAGGCTCAACTAGCAGAAAAACCACGAGACTGTCTTGGTTTATTTGATGAATCATACGAACGACTAGAACATTTGGGTGACTCGATTTTGGGAGCATGTGTGTCTACATACTTGATGAAACGGTTTCCGGACGAAAATGAAGGATTTATGACCGATTTGAAGAAGGAAATTGTATGTAACGAAATGCTTGGAACTCTAAGCCAAAAAATTGGATTGGATAAGTTTTATATTATTTCACGACACAATGAAGATGTGTGTGCCGGACGTATAAACTCCAAGAAACTAGGAGATATCCTAGAAGCATTTATTGGAGCATTGTGGACTGATTCTGGTAATGATTTCAAGATTCTGTATTCGTTTGTGGTTTGTTTGGTTGAGACCTATATTGATATTCCTCGAATTCTAATGAATAATCGGAACTTCAAGGAACAACTGCAAAAGTTGTACCAAGCTAGATTTCATCATACGCCTACCTATACAGTTATTTCTGCGTCGACAAACATGTATACTATGGCTGCGGTAGATGAAAAAAGTATTCATTTGGGAATCGGGACAGCTCCTACGAAAAAGCAGGCAGAACAACTAGCAGCGAAAGATGCTATTTCACGTCTTACGCTTGGGAATGTGGCGAACAAGTAGTTCGCGCTGAGTTCCACCAACAGACATATCATCTGACCCTTCCGGAACTCCTTCAATTGACCGCAGAGCTTCAGCTACACGTTGTGGCTGGTCAGCAAACTGGATAAGAAGCTGGGTACGAATTTGTTCACGACGTAGAGGAGGACGGGATGTGCGCACTGAGCGACTCAAACTTCCCTGTCCTTCAATCTTGAAATCGTCCACTGAATTATCACGCATATACTTCAGGATAAGCTCGGAGTTTTTTGTCTTCTTATCCTTGATTTCCTTGATTTGCTGACGAAGAGACCGCTCTTGATTATCAAGCTCTACCCATTCTTTCAGTGTCGTGCGAACTTGTTCCGTCTGGTCGTCGGACATTTGGTTACCTTATGCCGTCTAGTTGAAAACTGTTTACCACCTTTCTTTTTCAAGTCGGGAACCATATCGCGAAGATACGGTCCAACAAACGGAATTTTTCCAAACTTTTCCCGATGCGAATCGATGTTTTTCCCGATATGTTCAAGCTTGTTCAGAGCTTTGATGAGAGCAGGTCCTATTCCCGGAATAAAGTTCACAATGTGAACTATGGACTGAGCAACATCACCTTGAGCTAATGCGAGTGACGCACCAACGCCAGCAGCAATCGCCGTAAACATACCTACGGCAGCAAGTCCAATTGGTCCTCCAGCATCAGCAGCAACTCCGTTCACACCAGATACACCTGTCTCGATAAGTGCATGGAGAGAATCTGCACTTAAATCAAATGTTTCTGATCCAATGACTGTTTTCGCAATATTCGCAGGAAGAACAAGAAGTTGGAAAAGTTTTTCGGCTATCCACGAAATTGGGGTAGGGTCGTGAGATTTAACGTATTCGCCACTCAACTTAATAAGTTCATTCGCGTACGCGTATTCGCTAGACCCTCCACGATGATGAAGGCTTCTATATACCGTTTGTGCGGTATCTTCATTGAATATAGGGGTTTGGTGTTTCTTGTCCATGAAAAATGATGTCTGGATATCATGAGCTGACCGAAACGTATGTGTTCTCAAGTAGCGGTACAAACTCATTAGACGTACAATTTTTTCAACCGGTCTTCGTTTCCCAAACTGTTCCTCGAGGAACAGCTGGATTTTTCGTTCATCCTTTGAAAGCGGGTAGTCATACACCCACACCATTAATTACTACCAGGAAATTACAATGGATGACTCTATTGGACAAGCATCATGGAACTCCCAACTTGAAAAAATATTATCAGACGAGGGGGAACGGTCTCTTTGCTATTCTTGGTTACATGACCGTTCGGAAAAGTATTATTCTCACTTAAGCACTGCTATAACTTTACCGTCCATCGTTATGGCTACATTATCAGGCTCTGCGTCAATTGGAGTAACGGCACTGGTGAGAGATACCGGCATAGCAAATATTGCTATTGGAATTATAACTCTTTCCGTTGCTATGCTAACAACCGTGAGTAGTTATTTCGCCTGGGCAAAACGTTCAGAATCTCATCGTATAGCAGATATAACGTATAAAAAGATATATAAATTTATTCTTATTGAACTTGCTCTTCCACGCTCTGAACGAATGCCTGCGAAAGACATGTTAAAAATCGTACGCGATGAATCTGGACGACTAGAAGAAACATCTCCTCAGATACCGGATACGATTATACGCGATTTCAAGAAGAAGTTCGGTGAAACAACACCTGACGTTATGAAACCGGAAATAACAAATGGATTACACCCAATATATGTTTATCCTGGAAATGTAGATTCTCCGTTTGCGATAGGTAAGATGAATGATAAACTATCCAATGAACTTATCGACCCAATTTACAAATCTCCCAAGCCTTCTATTATTGTTCCTGCGAATGATGTGTCGATTAAAATTTCCAGCGTCGGTCACACTCAAGACACGTCACAAACGTCGTCATCGGCTCATCCGCCGAACGCGTCTGTAGCTGATAATAATCACACTTCGCCTTCTTCTTGCACCGAGAACACCACATAAAGATAGAAGCAGTACCCTTGTTGGTGTATAACGTCTTTTCCTTCTCGATAATCCGTTCGATAGCTGCCTTCCACCGCTGAGGAAACATATCGACTGCAGTCATCTCAGCAAATAACCTGGGTGTAATTTGACCAGTTTTTAGTTTCGTGGCCCAATCTTCCGTGTTCTGAACATATCCGCGAGTACCCATAATATTCTCATAAATAGAGATAGCACGATTACGATACATACTCCAAAACACACGATTGCCCCAATCAACTTCAATTCCTTCCTTCAAAGCTTGGTCGCTAATAACATGCAAGACTGAATCTTCGAGCGTTCGAGCAAGTTCTGCATCTTCGAGAAGTTCAGTGAAGTTTTCCAGAACTTTATCGCGAATAGCAGAGTCTACAAACACATTCTTTGAACGCGAATGAACTGGACGAGCATGAACAAGTTCACGAACAACGTCGTCTTCTTCATCCTCTTCTTCACCACCGTCCTCATCCTCTTCTTCACCGTCTTCGTCTGCTGCAGCAACAATACCTTCATCATCTTCTTCCTCATTGTCTGCGAATGTCCATTCCTGATAAAGAGCATTATAGTCCGAAGCTTTCAAGTTCGTATACTCGGATACGTTAGGCTCATACTCGTCCTGGTCTTCTGACTCGGTTGCGAGTATAATGATATTGCCTGAATACAGTTCCTCGTCGAATGGCGACGGCAGCATGTGTGAATTTGCTGAATCCTGGTCATCACATGGTGCTGCGAATACAGCTAGCCATTGAGTCTCCTTCAAAGGATTTTGAATTTTCCCCTGAAATTGAATAGCTGTTGTCTTGTACTTCTTGCGAATCCATTCTAGGACATCGGATGTTTTTGCTGGAACTTGAATCTCAGCAACTGATCCAGTGGACGAAATAGTTACACCACACGTCATCTTTGGATTGTACACCAATCAACTATGTAAGTTCGTTTTCCAAAACGGATTTTCGCAGTCTGAATATACGAAACGTATCTATCATGTCGGTACCTTATATTCCCCCACATCTGCGTAATCGCAAGAATCCTCGGCCTGCTCCCGAAATCAAGATTGTAGAAGAGGAGTTTCCGGCGATGATTGTGAATACGAACACTCAGCGCCCCCAACGTCAATTTCGTGGACCGAGCTTTCTTGAGAAGGTGAGTGAGCCTATGCCTATGCCTCTACCAAATCCATACACAAAACGAGAACTGATTCTTCACCGAAATCCACCAGTAACTAACCATACATGGAAGAGTGTTGATGAAGAGGAGGAATTCTCAAATGATGATATTCCGGAGGAAGGACTAGTTTCCCCCGTTCCTGTTCCGGCAGACGAATGGAAGACGGTGGAGCGAAAGATTAAGGTCAAGCGAGATAAAGTCCAGGACGCTTTGGATAACGGAGATATTCCACTAGATGAAGTTGAAGAAACGGCTTGGGATGAACAGCCGGAAGATTACGAAACGTACTGGGATGACCGGCGGAATTAGTTAAACATTCGGTGTAGGAGAAATAAAGAAGGAACGTATCCATCGTCCAAACCCAATTGCGATGGGACTTAACATCATAAGCGATGAAAACTCGCGATGACGGTATACTGCAAAATAAAGAGCAATCACAATAGCTAAAATCATAAGTGCACCGTCTATCATAGCAATGTACCCATTCGTAGATACCTGACCATGTAACCAGTCTTTTATCTGCGCAACTACACTGTTTTTATCTTCCTTTTTATCTGCTATAGGTACTGACTTTACGGGCTTTACGTCATTGCCCGCACCCACTTTTATACCTTTTGCCGGTCGTAAACGAAGGTAGATTTTATTATCGTGAGGCATAACTCCTCCAGCAAGATGGTCAGCACTGTTGAAATACACTTCGCGGTCACCAAGTGGTTGCAGTGGTCGTGATCCAGCCGGTCCATTTTTTGTGAGCATCGCAAAGTCCGTTGCGTCCATATTAATCATAGAGTTGAAGACTACCCATTTCACATGATTACACTCCGGAAACGGGAACGTTCCATCGTATACGTAGTAAGCTCCAGTTGTAGGAACCATCATTCCCATCGTCCAATCACTTCCCAGTTGTACTGGGGTGAATGTATCCTTATTCGCATACGAAATAAAGGCATTCAAAAATGAGCTAGACGGTGTGGGAGCAGGGTTCACGCGAACAAGTGAACTTACCAGAAGAAATTTCCCGGTCGGGTTCTGAAAAATAGCAATAACTTCTGCATCTGCCTGGATATTTTCAATAGTGTGATGGCTTGGATGGTTCACAACTAACGCGTTACACGTGTACCCCTCTCCATTAAACTTACAAGTTCCCAACCCCGCCTGGTTCGTGAGGACAAGACCTATAGCATTTACACTAACACTTGCCGTAGTCGTGTACGCCTCATCAAAAACAAGCTCACACAGAACATCACAAGGTTTTGCGAAAGACTGTGAGAGATTGATTGGACTCTGATTAGGACCATTACAGTTCCCCGTCCACTGAGAATTTAACCCAGTCGAGCTATAAATACTCATTTGTAGTTTGGCGTTATTTTGTATCTCAGGAATAATCAATGGAAGCGGGGACAATCATCGCAATTGTCCAGTTTGTTCTTGTTGGTATATTTATGGTTGCAGGTGGAATCGGAGCCATAGCTACGGATAAAGATGGTAAATACATATGGCAGATATCTAAGGTCGTTGTGCTGTATTTACCTGTATCACTGGGTATGTTCACAGTGTTTGCCGCAATGTTCTTCGAGAACGCAAACCTTATGGTCGGTCTTCTCGTCGGGATATTCGCAGTCGCACTGAACTTTATCCTTGATGGATTCTTTTTCAAAGGTGGATATAGTGCTGTGAGCAGTGCATTATCGGGAATGCGCAACCAATTCGCACCCAAATCTCTAGTTTAACGAAAAATAAAGACACTCTAGGGTAATATAATGGCTGGTGTAGCACCGACACTCGCACTATCTCCTCCAGAAGGAGTTTGTGATTTCCCTTTGTACATAGGTAGTTATGCCCTGATACCGGCAAAGTCTCCGTCAGTCATAGTGTTCACACTTGCTGTTGGATTCTATTTTCTTATGGGGCTAGCGTCTATTAATGCCGGTCCAGGTGCGCTTATCGCATTCTTTACCGTTATTATTCTTGCTTCCGCACAGACATCAGTTATTATGTCTCAATCCAAGTTTTTTAGCCGGTGTCCACCAACAGATTGGCGTGGACTTCTAATGGCTTGGGTTTTAGGTATTGTAGGTGGAACTGTTGGATTCTGGGGAGCATGGGCAGCAAGTGGGATTGGAAACACGCTGAATATCGGAGCGACCGAAAAATTCACGTTAACATCTGGTGCACTGAACTTGAATAGCTCAGCAAGTACTGCGGCTAAACAAACAAAAACGTCTGACCCTCAAACGTGCGCAGTTCCTGGAGCGCCTGGAAATAATACTATGATTTTTGAAGCGGTACGTAATGGTGTGGTAGACAACACAATTATTGCGGAACCAATCGCATAGCAGCCCGTATAATACGATAATATCCCATCATCGCAGTTCCCGAATGCTTGTCGGTATATATAGTAGCACCCTCCTTAGAACGTGCAACAACAACAATCGTCGGAACTACTTGAACTCCTAGAGTTCGAGATAGTCCTTGGTGATCTTCGTGAGTATTCACAACAACCCATGAAACGGACGGAAACTCATCTTTAAGGTCTTCAATCGCAGGCTTGATGACCTTACAGGGACCGCACGTTGGTGACCAGAAATGATATGCTGTGATGCTCATTCTTCCTTTGTTATTATTGTATCTTCTGCAATTAAATGATTTGCCGAAAGAAGACGGTACTGCGTATTTCTGTGTAGCTTCTGCTTAACCAAATCAAATCCCTTTTTCTTCACAGTTTTTGATAGTGCCGATACAAGTGCAGCATTCAAGGCTGCCTGATCGAGTTTATCCATATTATTTCGACACCATGCATGAATAACTGTATCGCTCACTGGAGGACCCATCAAGGTTAGAGGCAGACCTACAACTGCTACTTGCGTATTTGTGATAATCTTGACTTCTGGCTCGTCTGGGTTCAGGACGCGGGTAGCCATTTGGTCGGCTTGGGCATTGTTTGCACTATTGTAATCAGTTCCACCGGTATGTGCTTCCACATGTGTAATGGTGAACGAACTGAACTTTGCGAGACGATTCGCAGTATCTTCAATCAGGTCTTTGTGACACACATCCTTACCCTGCTTCGTCTTCCAATTATGCGAAAGCCAAGATGGAAGCCAAGTTGTGAGACAGTTCTTAGAATACTCTGAGTCCGTAAAGATATGAATATCGGTTTCATACGGAAAATTTTTTTCGATAATTTGAACAGCTTGGGAAATCCCCATAAGTTCCGCTCGCTGATTGGTTTGCTGCTGGTCAGCAGGAACAAAGTCGGCCTTTGAGAAGTCTTTGTGGTCGGGAAACCATGCGGCCCATGCTGCACGTGCCGCCTTCTTACCGTTATTCCCACATGCTCCATCAGTAAATACAACAATCTTCATTTTCGTTTAGTTTATAACGGGGTAGTGTAGAATAGTTGGAATTCGTTTTGCTACACACCGACTATAAATTGCGGGTTGGATGGATGTGGGGTCTTCGGCGTGAAACCATACGCGACACCGAAAAGACCGCTGTTCAAGTGAACGACGGAGCATTTGCTGACATGAATATGTTAGGAATTCCGAGTGCCATATTAGAAGAATACGGACACGCGTAGATTGACGTGCTGGAACTTGAGAAATCCAGTTATCAAACCATGGAGAAAACGATTCTGCTGAATTTATTTCTGCCGCGTCAACTTCTGAGAACTCACACTGGTGTCCATACCTTTCTTTGTAAGCAGACCAGAGTTTTGCAGTTTCCTTATCATTCAAAGGTTCAAACAAAAAGTAGTGGGGAGGCGGAAACATTAGTTCCATTAACGTTCTTAGACTAGATTGTTTAGACTGTAGCAGCACTCGTCAAAATCTTCTTAATAGGAATTTCCGTCGATACGATGTACAGACTATTTTCCGTCATGACGATATAGCAACTCTCACACTTAAAAACTGACTGGATAGTCGACGTGTATTCCGAATCAGACTTCACTAGAAACTTTTCCGTCTCACGTACACCAATACAACACTTCTTCTCCAAGCTGTCCTGAAAGTAATCGAGATAAATTGGGCGGTCCTCAGTCATAGATACCTGTGCAGCACGAAGCAGAACACTGGCCGGGGGAGGAGTGGACATTTGTTTTATGGGTTTCTTTGAACTTCATTCTACTGAACGCATTTGAGAATATCTTCCATCTTGAAGCGGGACCGCATGCACAAACTCGGCAAATCCGTACGAGGAAGAGCAATCAATCCCTTCACAGATTCACAAACAGTGTTTTTCAGCAAGAGAGCTGTTGCTGGAAGAGCCTTGGAGCTTTCGAATAGGAAATCAACAAACTGTGTTGTGTTTTCCTCCGTCTGTTCTGTCTTTTCTTGCCTCGCAGTATCTCCCAAATCATCAATCACTTGTTTCAAGCAAGTTAGAACTACCTCCTCTTCAACAAGGCCGCGAACAAATAATTGAGTTATGAACTTCGCATACCCTCGCCGCTTATCCTTCAATTTCATCCAGTCCACAACTTTCTCAGCATACTTTGGATCACTCATCAAAGGATACGTAAGCGTCTCAGTCATATTATACAACTTTGGAAACATAGTAGTTTGCGCCGCCAAATCTTCTCGAATTTCTGGGATATCACCGACAATCTTCGTGGCACAATCGGCCATCAGAACACAGTAACTACTCTGCGTTATGGCTACATCGAATAGAAGAGTTGTTACGCGCAGCCGGAATATCTCGTCGCGCTTCTTGATATTCACAACAATCTTCTCCGACATCTTGTCTAGTGTTCGTGGTGCAATCTTGTTGAGAGAACTAAATACTTCATCGTATTCTGGGTCATCGCGCTCCTTCACTCGTCGAACAGCTTCAACCAGGACATTTTCCCTCCAGTTATCTGGCTGGGCGCGAGTACGAGGGGCGGCACGAGTAGGTGGACGAAATGGCTTGAATGCAACTGGTGTAATTCGAAGTCTTGCGATATTATCCTGTACAATTTTCGGCAGAGACAGTTTGTCTCCAAAACGAACCTCGTAAACTTGTGCTACGGTAAGGCTCATTGTATTTCTGTAGACTAATTCGTCGTGCGAAAAACGAATCCATTTTAAAGATAGAGTAGAAGAGTATAAAATGGGGTCATCTATAGAGACCACAAAACTCCAGTATTCCTGGATTTTGTGGTATCATGATCCAAACAACAAGGATTATTCTTTGGAAAGTTATGTGAAGATAGTGGACGTGTCTACGCCCCAACAGTTTTGGAGTGTAGTTGACACAATTTCGAAAGAAGCATGGGAATCGGGAATGTTCTTCTTTATGCGACGAGGATTCAAGCCTCTGTGGGACGTTCCCGAGAATGAGGCAGGGGGTGCGTGGTCAAAAAAGATTGAAGACCGAGTTGTTCATTCTACTTTTGTGAATTTGATGGTACATTGTATCACAAATGAACTGATGCTGCATCGCAAGGAAACACTTGTTGGAATAACTATTTCGCCAAAAGGTCCTTTCTCGATTGTGAAAATTTGGAATACAACAACCACGGTATCCGACAGCTCATATCTCAATCCGGGAATTGAGAATTTTAAAATCGGTGAAGACGTCACGTATACTCCTCATAAAGCAAGACCGAAGTAGTAATAATGGACATAAATATCATAAAATTCACGGAATCGTATATCCGAAAAACAGTACGAT